ATTACCGCGATCAGGAGTATTACAATCATTCGTATCACCACTTAAAAAGGAGCCCCATTCAAAGGCTCCCTTGATAATCCCTTATGCGTTCATGGCCCATGCGAAGGCGTGTCCGTCGTCTTCGAATTCGACCTGGCTCAATGCCTTCAGGCTGATCGCTCCTTCGCAGGTGTGGTCGCTGCCTGTGAACTCGTAGGATGCTCCGTAGTAGCTGGCCTTGTTCCTGCCCATGTAGTAGTAGCCGACCGCGAGGATCCTGTTCCCAAAGGTTAAAACCTTGAAACCCTGGCATTCCAGGTTCTCGCTTGTGCTCTCTGCCGGTACCCTAAGCTCTTCTGCTCTTCTTGCTGTTTCCTTTGTCATGGTCTTGTCCTCCTTGGTGGTTGTTTCCTTTTGTTGTGTACATATATCCCTCTGATCGAAGGAAATAGCGAGTACTTTCTTGCCTGTAAAACCACCAAAGATGAAGGCCAGATCCTGTGTATCTTAGACGGTCTCCGGAGCATCGGCAGATGCCGTTTCTAGGGCAGGTTCCGGCTTCTTCCCGGACTTAAATGCCGAGGAACCTGAGAGGTTTCTGAGGAGAATCTTCCTTACCATCTTGTACTCCTTGCCGATCAGCCCAAGCCGCAGAAGGAAACAGCGGAAGGCATACTTCTCGTTGTCGACTTCCTTCTCCGTTGCGGTGATCCGCTTCTGCTTCCTGACCATCTCGCAGAGCTTTCCGACGAAGGTCGTGTATGCGAAAGCCTCATCGGAACTGCATGGGGTCTGAAACCATGGGAAGATGATCTTGTCGTCTGTCACCGTAAGATCCGTGTTCTCCGTCTGGAAAGCATGTCGGATCAGGGTGCTCTTGGCCTCGACCAGCTTCTTCAGGTTGTTGAGCTGATCCTCTGTCATCTTGTCTCTTGGAATCGAAATCTCAAGGCTGTCGATCGGAGGAAGATCTGCTGCCTGCTCCGCTGTATTCTCGACCGGTCCTTCTTCCGGTATGATCCCCTGTTCCTTCAATGCTGCCATCGCCTTTTCTCCTTCCTCCTTGTTCTCTGTGGTAAGTGTGCCGTTCCGGTCAATGTTGATGCTGCCGATCTGGTAGCTCATCGTCGGAGCCCCGAGGTACTTCGAGGGAATCCCAAGCGCCTCGCTGACTGCCTTTACCATTGCCTTCCTATCTGTGTGAAATGTTCTTTTCATGGCTGCTGCCCTCCTTTGAATGTGACACTATACATCACTCTTCCCGGAGAACAATGCAACCGTGTAAAGTAGACAAAGATGCTCCCACATTAAGCAGATAATATGACCTTTCTGTTACAATCCTGCTCATGCTCATAAGGAAAGTTCAGGCAGGCAAAATCCCCAAAATAAAAGCGAGCGGCCTGATCATAAGCCCTCGCTGCCTCAACTGCTGTATCATAATGCCCCAAATGCACATACCGATCATAAAGTGAAATGTATGCTCGATATTTTCCTCGATCCTTTCGGTAGCTTACACCTTTAAAACCGCTCGTGTTGTTTTTCGCGATGCTCATATTTCTTTGATTCTCAAGCGGTGTCGCCAGTCTGAGATTCTGCCTTCTATTATTTGTTGGATCACCATCGATATGATCAACATACTGGCCTTTCTCAGGGTTCATTAACAACCTCGATAACGGCATATTCTTACGACCTATTTGGGTACAGGGATATCCATAGGGGTTAATGTACCACTTGTGCTCCTTAACTACTGAGAGGTCCTGCGAATCGAAAATAAAAGACTTTCCATCAGCACAATAATATCGGATGTAATCTTCTTCACGCTCAATTCGAAAGCAATTGCAGCAAGTTGTCTGTCTTCCATTCAAGAGAACATGCCTCTTAACAACACAGAGATTCCCGCAGTCACAGCGGCAATAATAAGCCGATCTATGTCGTCCTCCATGCCCTTCAGGGACAAATCCCGCAAAAGAGAGCACGGTCAGCTTTCCGAATCTCTTACCGATGAGATCTGAATAATCCATATGCACTCCTTAGAAAACAATCAGTCCTCTTGTGTCATAAACACTGGTCCCGTCATTCAACCCACACCGGATTGCCCGGTCCAGTCCCATGACCGTCGCAACCGCACCATCAATCTTCTCCGTACTCTTGTCCTTGTCCATCTTGATGTTGCCAGCCGGGTCCTGCCGGATCGTGACGTTGTCCATCATCCAGCGAAGTACCGGATTCCCACCATGCGCGATCCGCTTCTCAAGGACCAGCTTCATCAGCTCTTTTGTAGGTGGACTAAGGGATGAGTATCCTTGCCCCATCGGGACAACCGTGAATCCCATCTCCTCCAGGTCCTGCGTCATCTGCACGGCACCCCAGCGGTCGAAAGCGATCTCGCGGATGTTGTACTGCGTGCCCAGGTTCTCGATGAACTTCTCGATGAATCCGTAATGAATGACATTTCCTTCCGTCGTATTGATGTACCCCTGTCTCTGCCAGACGTCGTAGAGCACGTGGTCACGCTTTACACGGATTGGCAGTGTCTCTTCCGGCAGCCAGAAGTAAGGCAGGATCTCGTACTTGCCGGTCTCCGGATCATCCGGTGGGAAGACCAGCACGAACGCCGTGATATCAGAAGTACTCGACAGGTCCAGCCCGCCGTAACAAACCCGGCCACGGAGGCAATCCGCATCGACCGGAAAAGCACAGGCATCCCACTTGTCCATCGGCATCCAGCGGACGGTCTGCTTCACCCATTGGTCAAGCCTGAGCTGCCGGAATGCATTCTCCTCAGAGGGATTCTGCTGGGCGGATTCACACGCCTGCTTCACCTTGTCGATGGAGACCGTGATCCCAAGAGACGGATTCGCTTTCTTCCATACCTCCGGGTCCGTCCAGTCCTCGGATTCCGATGCTCCGTAGATCACCGGGTAGAAGGTCTTGTCTGCCTTCCTGCCTTCGATGATATCCAGTGCCTTCTCGTGTATCTCATAGCCGATGGAGTTCTGGTCATTTCCTGCTGTTGTGATCAGGAAATACAGTGGCTGGGTACGGGCATCACCGGAGCCCTTTGTCATGACATCAAACATCTGCCGGTCCGCGACATGCAGCTCGTCATACACGACACCGGAAATGTTGAGGCCGTGTTTGCTGTATGCCTCTGCCGACAGGACCTGATAGATACTGTTCGTCGGCTCGAAGATCATCTTCTTCTGGGAAGCGAGGATCTTGGTCCGCTTGGCAAGTGCCGGTGTCATCCGCACCATATCCATGGCGACCTCAAAGACAATGCTGGCCTGCTGACGGTCAGAAGCGCAGGAGTAAACTTCCGCTCTCTGTTCCCCGTCACCGCAGCAGAGATACAGTGCCACCGCTGCTGCCAGTTCACTCTTACCCTGCTTCTTCGGAATCTCCACATAGGCTGTGTTAAACTGCCGGTAGCCATTCGGTTTGATCACTCCGAAGATGTCCCGGATGATCTGCTCCTGCCAGTCGATAAGGTCAAAGGGCTGTCCGGCCCAGCGTCCCTTGGTATGGCAGAGACACTCGATAAAGGCGACAGCATAATCGGCTCTGTCCTTGTCGTAATGCGAGTCCGGTGCCATGAATCTGGTCGGTGTATATTCTTTTAACTTCCGCATCGCCATATCCGGCACCTCCCATCTATCTCAAAAAGGAGCCCTTTCGAAGGCCCCTGGTATTTCTGTTTCCGTGTATCTCAGTGCTGGTGGATGATGGAGAGGATCTTCTCCTGCTCCTCCTTGTCCACCCCGATTGATTCCAGCGCCTGCCTTGTCCCGCAGTCCGGGCAGATCTTCGTCTTATTGTCCGTCCGGGAAAGCGCCGGGACACCGGAATATGGTCTGCCGCAGATCGGGCAGATTCGAAGCTCCGTCACGTTATCGTCCTTCATGCCCTGTCCTCCTCTTCCTGCCTTGCCACCTCGGTCATGCTTCGGGAGAAGGCGTCCTCCAGAAGCTGTTCGTCGAACTCGAAGTCGGCATAGCCTTCCATGCAGGTGGCGACGTAAGTGGGGCTCGGTACTCCGAAGGGCCGGTCCTCATGCATGATGTATACGAAGGCATCGACCGTTCGGTACTTCTGAAGGACCTGATCCCACATCCGGATCTTCATCTCCTTCTTGTAGTAGAATCGCGGGAAGCCTTCGTAGCGGTCCAGTTTCTTCTCATCCTCCGGTGTTACCGTGAAGACCCCGACCGGTACATAGGCTCCTTCCTTTGGCTCGATCGTGAGGTAGGACCCGGTCTTGCTGCCCTTATAGAGAAGCTCGTAATCAGGGATCTTCCCCCAGCCTCTGCGCCTTGCTCCCGGGCAGCGCACCAGCATCTGGTACATGTTCAAATTGCTGCCGTAAGCCAGGTAGTAACGCACCTTCCTCCTGCCTCTGTACTCCGGTCTTACCATCTTCCAATTTCCATTCATCGCTTTGTCTCCTTTCATGGCAGTTAACATTCCCTCCTACCACCTTAAGGCCGCTCCTCTGGCGGTCGTCGGTGGGGAAGGCTTACTCCCGTCTCCTTCAAGCGGCTGCTCTGCCGTGGCGAAAGGCGGTGTCGCCGTCCAGCCTCTTGGTGTAGAGGTCCCTTGCGGTCTTGAACTCGTCCCCGATGAAGCCGAGGCGGAGGAGCCAGGTGCGCATCGCGTATCTCGGGTTCTCGTTCTGCTGGGGCTTTGCGGAGGCGGTTCTCACTTCCTTGGCAAGCTCGCTCATGGCGAGGCAAAGCTGGATGTAACTCTTGAGCTGTCCGGCATGCAGGCCGTTCTGCTTTCCGTCTGCCGGTGCGTCAAATTGGAAAAGTCTGAACTCGATGGTCCCCTTCGTAAAGGTGGCGTGAAGGTTCAGCATGTGGTAGCGGCTGCTGTTGTAGTGCTGGCTCCTGCCGTAGGAAGCTCCCTGCGTGGTGTACCAGATGTCTGCAAGGCCCGCCATCGTGGTCGGCTTCTTCTTGTTCAGGGCTTCGAGGAAGTCCGGGTCGACCGGTCTGCAGTAGCGTCCCAGGCGGCCTTCGTCAAGCTTCAGGGCTTTGGAAAGGAGCTCCTCGTGGCTTGCCATGATGTTGGCGAGGTTCCGGAGGCTCTGCGGTGTGTGGCCTGCCGCGCCGATGTGGATGTGGACCCCGCAGCCTCTTGTCGGGTCGCTCTTCGCTCCGGCCTTCCTCAGCCTTCTTACCAGCTCCTGCAGGGTTTCGATGTCGTCGTAGGTAAGGATCGGGGTGACCATCTCGCATTTCTCTGCGTCTGGTCCGGCGATGCTGACGTCCCTCTGGAATTTCCATTCGCGGTCCTTATCGTCCCATGCGCTCCAGCAGTAGTATCCGTTGTCTGCTGCGGTGTTCTTGTATCTTCCGGTTCCGAAGAAGTCGGCTGCGAGCTTGGCGGCTGCGTCTCTCCGGATGTTGTTCATCTCAACCTCGACCCCGATGGTCTGCTGCTTCATGGCTTCCTGCTGTCTTGCTGTGTTCTTCATGGTGTTGGCTCCTTTCGCCTTGGTGTGGTTGTTTTTTTGTTATGGTATTAATCACTCTACCCGCCACATATATCCAGTTAATTCGGAGCCATAATCTCAACAAAAATACAGCGTTTCAGCGGGGTGCGGATTGTGTAGATTACGCCTCAGGAAACGCCGGTCCGTCAGCGGTGACGATGAGTCTCATTCCAGTGCTCGATGTATTTTCTCTGCTCCTCATCATCCTCCTCTGTTCTCCCGTTTGCCCTCAGCAGGGCACTTAGAAATACAGCAAAGGAGACAAGCACTGCAGCAATGATCAGGATCAACCACGCCTTAGCCATCTGTCTCCTCCACTTTCACATCTTCATATTTACATTTCTGCCCGTCGCGGATCACATACACATCTCCATCCGGGACAGAGGCACGATACCGCTCCACCGCGACATCTACGAACTTGGGCTCCAGCTCAATACCATAGCAGGATCTCCCCATCTGCTCACAGGCAATCAATGTAGAAGCACTGCCGAGGAAGCCGTCCAGGACCAGACCGTTCGTCATCGTGCTCTGCTTGATGAGATATGCGATAAGAGGCACCGGCTTACTGGACGGGTGGCCGAATCCATCCTTCTTGGAATTCTTGATCCCGTCAAAATCAAAGACTGCCGTCTGTTTCTGGTCGCCATACCACTCATGCTTGCCGTCTTTCCTCCACCCGTAGATAATCGGCTCCATGTTAAATTTCCAATCCGTCCGGGAAAGCGGAGCTCTCGGCTTTCTCCAGATCAGACCCGCACCGACCTTAAACCCGGCATCTTCGAAGGCATCATAAAATACACGGCTCTTGGCTGTGGCGTAGAACTCATAGATGGAAGCGTCCTTTGCCATGACCTCATGGAAGTTGGTGAAGGCCTTCATCAGGAATTCATAGCCTTCCTTGTCGGAAAGGTCGTCGTTTGCAATCTTGCCGGAGGTGGATTCCAGGTTGACGAAGTAAGGAGCGTCGGTGCAGACCAGATTAACCTTGGTGTCACCGAGCAGCTTCTTATAGGTTTCCGGGTCCGTGGAGTCGCCGCAGATCACAGTGTGCCGTCCCAGGTGCCAGATGTCTCCGGCCTTGGAAAAGCACGGTTTTTGCAGCTCGGCATCAACATCGAAGTCATCCTGTTCACCGTCCTCACCCAGATCAAAGAGCGCTGACAGTTCCTTGTCATCGAAACCGGTGAGGGAAAGATCAAAGGCCTGCTCCTGCAGGGATTCAATCTCGGCACGCAGCATCTCCTCATCCCATCCGGCATCCTCAGCCATCCGGTTGTCCGCGATAATGTATGCCTTCTTCTGCGCCGGAGTCAGATAGTCAACAAGGACGCAGGGAACCTCTTTGATTCCTTCTGCTTTCGCAGCCTCAAATCTGCCGTGACCGGCTATGATGTTAAAGTCCGAATCAATGATGATCGGATTGATGAAACCATATTCACGGAGGGAACCTCTGAGCTTCTGGATCTGCTCCGGGCTGTGGGTCCTCGCGTTATTCACATAGGGCACCAGCTTCTCGAGCGGCACCATCTGCATCTTTGTCGTAGTGTTCATATCAGTTCATTCCCTTCCTCGCACGGAGCAGTCTCTCCATCGCATCGTCCTGCGGTGTCTGACCGCCATAGTCTGTCAGGCAGTTCTCCTTCACGATCTGGTAGATCTGATACCAGAGCTGGTTGACCTGCTTCATGTAGTTCTGAGACATGGAAACGTAAGGTGACGCGATTGCAGCATTCGTAGTCGGATGCTTGGCAATGAAGCCATACTCGCTGATCGCCTCCTCACACTGAATCCAGCGAGCGACTGTCATCGCATACTGTGACACGAGCTGCGGGTTGACGAGCTTCTCACAGCCCCTGCCCTTCAGCCATTCCCAGGTCTCCTTATAGACATCCTCAGCGCAGAAGTCCTTGCCGTTCCTCTGCTGCTGTTTCATGTATTCCTTCGGCTCCGGCATATCCTCACCGGTAAGCTCTTCCACATTCTCTGAGAGGTCCGTGGCATCCGGCACTTCCATGATCTGCAGTTTCCTGCCGCCAGGATTGCCTGCCGCGATCTTCTCCTGTATTGCTTTCGGTGGTCTTCCCTGACCGAAACGCGGACCACCACGCATTGTTCCGTCCTTAGCCATTCACATATCCTCCTGATTGCATACCCCAGTAGGGTATATCCCTGTTTGTTTTCGCTTTTCGAGCACAGAAGAGGGGGCGCCGGTCCCTGAGGCCTTAGCTCGTAGAGATTTTCACCTCCCCCTTGAACACAAACACAGCGCTCGAACACAAACTGTTTTTTTTATTCCACAGTTGACACCACGGGTGACACCATTTATACTTATCTCAAAGGAGAAAATCATGTCTCGATGGGATAAGCTAATCAAACGAATACTCAGTCTTTCCAATGACCTGCGGTTCGATGAACTGCGCAGGATACTGGAGAGCTATGGATACACGATGAGCGCACCACGAAGCGGAAGCAGTCATTACACATTCCGCAAGGAAGGATGCGCACCAATCACCATCCCAAAACATGAACCGATCAAGAAGGTCTATGTCCTGATGGTGAAAGAAGTCATAGAAAGCGAGGCGAAGAACAATGAAGACTCTTGACGAATATCTTTCTCTTCCATATCGCATGGAACTCACACCCGATCCTGACGAAGGAGGCTATGCAGTATCCTTCCCTGATCTGCCCGGCTGCCTGTCCGTGGGTGAAACCATTGACGAAGCAGTAGCAAACGCAGAGGATGCAAAGCGCGAATGGCTCGCAGCTGCTATTGAAGACGGCTACACGATCAATGAACCAGACTCCATCGAGAATTACTCCGGCCAGTTCAAACTTCGCATTCCGAAGAGCCTGCACAAGAGCCTGTCGGACCATGCCAAGGAAGAAGGCGTCAGCATGAATCAGTACTGCGTCTATCTTCTTAGCAAGAACGATGCACTCAAAGCCGCACAGTAATGAGTGAGCTGTCTCGGCAACGGGGCAGCTTTTTTCAATACTTATACTCTGGGTGCGTATCATGCAGACCTGTCTTCTTATCGTGGCAGGCTTTACACAATGGCTGCAAATTGCTGAGATCATACTTCAGCTTCTCGTCACCACGGAAAGGTTTGATATGATCTACGACAGTGGCCTTTCTGTAAATCCCTTCCTTCAG